TAAAGTAGTCTTATCTTGAGGTATAGAAATAAAATCCCACGGACGCTGTTCTGTTAATTGTAAAGAAATTATAGAATTATCATGTGAAATATCTATCAGCCTGCCGCTATAAACTTGTAAACAATTAGAAAGCGTTGATTCATTATTCAGTTGTGAATATATACGAACCTCTCGATTAATATATTTCCTCGTACCCAGAAACAGTTCAGCAGAGAAGTCGTCCCCTCGATATTGAAAGTTCGCAAGGCTTAAAGCTATGTTTCCTGTCTTTGCTGTGCTATTAGCGAGGTCAATAGAGGATCGAACAGAGGGGGTGTTGGTTATGACACCGTGATAAAAAACAGAATTAACAGTTGTATCTGCCAATGCAATAGGAGTGAAATTATTCCAGTAAATTAAATCATTATTTTCATGGGCTTCTAAACTTGTACCCATCTGAGTCCTAACAACTTTTAGAGAATTAGAACTTATCGAGACAACCTTGACGATCTCTGATTCAATTTTTAAATAATCGTTAGCCGCAAAAACAGTACCATCATCCACTGGAATCGTAGTTGTTGAATTATTTACATCATCATCTAATCTGTTTGCGGTTCCGTCAGCCGTTAAAACAGCGTCCCAACCGCCATCACCACTTCCTTGAGCATCGCCATTAAAGAATGATAACTGGACAATCCAATTCTCTTGTATGTTGCCTTGTTTGGATGCGGAAGAGTATACGGCTGGTAACGTTAGACTCATGCAAGATTCAACCTTTTAGCACGCTCAATGGCAGGAATAATACTCTCAATTACTGTTTCGTCCACAAGTGGAGCTGATATGTTGACGTTAATAATATTGGCTGGCGTAGCCGAACTTGCAGATCCTGATCCGCCAAGCGGAGTGATTTTAACGTGTTCTGCTCCTGCCTCACCAGTTAAGAATAATGTCGGGCTTGTTACAATTTCGTTTGCTCCATGTGCCGCAGACTTAAATTCTCCGATAGACTTGGATATAGCCATGGCATTTGCGATACCGGAAGCAAGCGCCGCACCAGCCGCAATAATATTAGCAGGGTACATCGCTAATAATTTAGGATCAGCCATCAGAGCATTTGCCGTAGAATAAGCATCAATAAGGGCCGCTACCTGTTGTAATCTCGCCGACGCTTTTTGCATACCAGAAAATTCACCCAGAAAAGACGCATACCCCGTAGCCATATTGCTATATAAAGCCAGTGTGCTTTGGGTGTCACTTTGTAATATCTGCCTTCTTTTTTCAGCATAAAAATCTATAATATCATTAACATCAAGGCCTTGCTGTTCATATATATCGGTCAGGGCATTTGTTTGATCTGTAAGCAGTTCAAGTTGTCTCGCAGTATCTTCCCCGAATAGATTTGCCCTCTCATCATAAAATTGTTGTAATGTAGCGAGTTGCATTCTTTGTATATCAGCAGGATCTACGCCTCCAGAAGGATCTACGCCTCCAGAAGGATCTACGCCGTCTACCGCAGTTGGTACTATACCGAAGGCCTCTACTAATTTTTCTTGTTCTTTTCTTAATTCTCCTGTTGATTCGATTAATTTGCCTTGTTCTCCTCTATTGGCTTTTAAAACTTCTTGTGCATTAATCAATGCTTGATTCGCAGAATGAACGCCCAACCCTGCCGCCTCCGCACCACCAGCAAATGATACATAAGATGCAGTCATATCTAATGCGGCAGATGCAACCTGTGGTGCAATCTTCCCCTGCAAATTCATTGCGTCTGTTGCAAGTTGTTGAGATACTGTTGCCGCAGTATGTTTCATTGAAAGAAGTTCTTGAGCTTCTGCAACATTATTAATTAAATCTGCTTCGTCTTTCCATAATGCTTTCATTTTTCTCATATTGTCAGCAATATCTTCTCGCTGAACCTCTATCGCAATTCTTTCAAGCATTCTTTTATTTATATCATTTTGAGCTTTTTGTATATCTTTTAATGAGCTTTTTTCGGTCAATAAATTTCCAAGATAAGAACCATATTGATTATTAATTGTATCTATAGCTCTTATTCTTACTTGTTGGCTCGCGTTTACATCTTTTAAAACATTAAATAATTTTTGAGAGGCAAATTGCTCTTCTTTTAATTTTTCCGACACAGGTATTTCAATAAGCGCTGTAAATGCGGATACCAAACCAGTAACGTTGTCCACTAATCCTCGTAAACTTTGCTGAAAATTATCAAATAGAGCAATGCCCAGACCTTCAGTAGCAGATTTTAATAAGGTCATTGAACCTTCAAGGTTATCTAATTGTATGTCGGCCATTCTTTGAGCGGCCCCGCCTGCATTATCTAATTCATCTTTTAGCTTTGCTACGTCATCCGAACCGTCTAACAATATTTTAAAAGCAGATACGGCTCTTTTATCCACCAGTCCTAATATTTCTGTAAGATCAATACCACTATCGCTTAATTTTTTAAGAGCCGGGAGTAATTCGTCTGCGCTTTTAACAGATCCCCCTAATTTTTTCGACAATTCAGAGTTTGAATCAGCTAATTTTAAAAATACAGTCCGCAAAGCCGTTCCAGCCATTGATCCACTGATGCCGGCATTCGCAAGTCCACCCAAAAGAGCCGTAGTTCCTTCCACGCTAAACCCAACAGCCTTTGCTACCGGAGCAACATACTGCATGGAATTAGTAAATTTTTCCATATCAAGAGCCGACCTACTGAATGATAGTGCCATTGTATCTGTAACCCTTGAAGTCTCGCTTACACTAAGCCCAAATGCCCTTAGCGTCTGACCGGCAACAGCCGCAGATGTGGCTAAATCAGCCCCAGATGCCGCCGCGAGAGCAAGCGTATCCTTGGTTACTCCGCGGATTTCCTTACTTGTGAACCCGAGTTTGGCAAATTCTGTCTGTAATCCTGCTACCTGTGTTGCCGTAAATACAGTCGTAGCCCCTAAATTGCGTGCATTTGTTTCGAGTGCTTGAAGCTCTGCGCCTGTAGCACCAGATATTGCCGCCACATTAGACATATTCTTTTCAAATTCTTTTCCTACGCGGATAACGCCGGAGATTGCGCTTGTTAATGCCCTAAATGCAATATAACTAATGCCCAGCTTGGCAATCATGGCCCCCATGTTTTTAGTATTGCTTTTACCGCTTTTGGAGCTATCCCGATAAGCCTTATCTAATTTTCTTATCTGACGGTCAAGGCTTTTTATATCGCCTTGGAGCTTTTTCATGCCCTTTGCTGAAAACTGGATTACTTCTTTATTAACTGCCATGCTTTTGTTTTTTTATTTGTTTCTTTCTGCTTGTGTTCGTCATATCTGCCAGTGTTTTCTTTATGATAAAAAACTTATCAACCCATATACCCGGCTGTTCTCCGTAATCGCCAGCATACGGTTGAGTACCCGTTTCTTGGCTGTAAATATACCGAGAAATATCTTTTTGATAAATAGGTTCTATAAAATAATTAAAACAGGCAAAAAACGGTATCTGCTGAAAGACTATATAGTCAGCACTGTCTTTTGAGTGATGCTCTTTTATAAATAATGCGGATTCTTTGTAGATTTTCCAAGTATAATCCAATAAATCCTGTTTTGTTTTGACGGTTATTTCAGGGTATTTACTACCATAGCGGATTACAGATCGGAATGTATAGGGCAGATTATGATAACGGCAACCATCACAATATTCATTTATGTAGACGTTGAGGGCGAGGATGAGGGATCTTTTTTTTTCAATTGCTGGGCTTTTTGTATTTCGTTTACCAATTCTTCAGTCTCCTCATCTGATAATTGTTTAAGTACATTATCAGCGGCCTTGCCGTTGATTTCTACGTAATCATCAAAATCTCCGCCGCCCAAACCATTACGCAACCAAGTTGTACGGGCTTTATAAACGTTGCGTATAGAAGATGTTTCACCGTCTGTATATATCAATTGTAGCACATCTTTACATTCATCGATTTGATCAATGGTCATGTCTTTGATTAAGACCTTGCGACCAGACATTAATTTAACCTCTGTCATTTATCTCTCCACAGCATTGAATTATTTTAAGATATTAAGTCATTTTTATAGTACATAACGCACTCGCACCGTCAACACCTGTAGTACCTACAAAGGGTATCTCAACGAATACACCCTCATCCGCCAAATCTACATTATGTCCTGATAATTTAGCCGCATGGATAACGTATGAATGTGATGTGCCTGATTCCATTGTTATTAATGTACTTGTATTTGCAATCCAATCCCCCAGAAATGTTTTCGCAATCGCGTCCATTTTAATAGTTACAGAACCACTTACATTAACGTCACCACCCCTTACATAACCGTCCGTTTGTCCCGACGAATCAGAATGTCCTATACGTGATGCAGGATTTTCTAATGTTATACTAAATGCCTTAGCGACTACAGTATGCCCACCGATTTGTATGGTAGACAACTCAAATAGACCATTCGTCCAATCTACGTCTGTAGTCGCGGGTGATGTACTGTCTGCCGCTATAACTGGTTTGTATCCAGTCATAAACTGCCCAGCCATGTGAGTTCTTCCCCCATCCGTATCTGCATCCATACTGATCGTAAGATTTTGCAATACAGCGCTGTGCATCACCCTATCTTCATCGTCTGGGTTATTTATTATAATTCCACAAGTTACATCTACCGTGCCGGTTGCACCGTGGTGATATTTTTGAGTTGCCGCAAAATTAGCTTCATTGAATACCAGAGAAGTAGTTGTAGCTACGCCACTGCCAATAGCAGTTAAAAGAACCTGCGCACACGCTTCATTCTCCACTAAGTAATCAAAATCCCAAGTCCAAGTACCGTATCCATAAACCTGCACTCTATCTTCTGCTGTCATTGCCCTCCGGCCTGATCGTCTGATTTCTGATACCTGAAATCCGCCGTCCCATGCAATGTCATTTATGGGTGTCACAACCCTAAAGGCATGATTGGCTACTAAGTCTACAGTTGCAGTGCCTATAGCTTGATCTGATTGGTCTTGAGTTCCCAACGTTACTGTATATTCTCTACCCGAATATTGTGTTGCCATAGATTACCCCTCTATTAATTGTCCGTTATGCAATAGATTGTCTAAAAACCCTTTATCTATTGTTTTAAGTTCAACTGAATAACCATCTTGTAATAATTTCCAGTCTGATTTAGATATACCATGACTTGGTTCTAAATATGACTCAAAAAACTGTGTACCAACTTTATATTTTGGTTTTGTTGCTTTTCTATCACCTTTTGCCATTTTAAATATCCTTATTTAAATTTATTTAATTCGCACGAGAAATCCTACATACAAAAGCATATTTAATTGTCCATAGTCCTTCAACCGTTTCCTCGTCTGCTGTTGTATCATGTATACGCATATCTTCAACCATGCCGTCAAACCAGCCCAGAGATCCGCTTATGCTGGTGTTGTTTGTCATAAGCTGGTACAGCCTTTCCCCGTCTGCCATATATTGTTTCCAGAAGCTCTCGTCTGGTGACGACTCGACAGAATAAAGGGCCACTGTGACATGATATTGTTTAGTCCATTCTGTCGGTGACACCAGTAAAGTTGTGTCTGCCGACTCTCCCCAGACGCGCACAGAGAAAGAACCCTTGTCCTCATAGACCGGGGATATATAAACAGATCCATAATTGCGATCATCACGAATAATGTCCCTTAATTTGTCCAGTACATTTGTAAAAAAAACGTTGCTGTATGTTGTGTCAAGAACAAGTGCCATTAAATCTTAAATCTTCTAAATCCAGCCGCAAGATAGCCACCTTTAACGCTTCCGGCATAACCTGTTGCACCCCGAGTTAAACGCATAGAACTCGTACTGGCTGTATCAACGCGCTCTCCAGCCCCGAACACTTCCATTTCAAATTCATCATTCTGTGTAGCTACAGATGAATCCGTTGATCCGGCAAAGCGTATCTGCAATCCGCCGGCTAATTCCTGATAGTCTCCATTAATTGTTTCCTCTGTAATAATCTGATTAGATTTTAAATTTGTAGACGATTTTTCATAGACATCATACTTCGCAGTGCCGATAACACCTGCTGTATTAATTACAATTTTTAATAAATCATACGTACCGTTATAAGCTCCCCTTGTGTCTACAGGTCTTATAGATCCGGCAGTATAAGTAACATCTCTGATAAAGCCCTTGGATGAATCCATTGTTACCTTGTTTGGAAGCTGTATTGAACCCTGATTCAATCCCTCAAGATTTTCCGATGCCTCTTCATCAAAAGCCTGTGCGATGACATTGGTCGGATCTTCGGTGCGCAGAATCATGGATACAGCTATCAACGACGCTGTCCTTATCATTATAAAAGGATAATTGCCCTCGCGATCCCGCCACACTTCCCTTGATAACCGGGCATCCAGCTTGGAGTCTATTAATCTTGACGCATTTCTGCGCATTCTCTGGCGAAATGTTGACGCATCTTCGCCTGATTCCATTATTAAATCATTAGGGTTTGATGCACTATTATAATAATAGACAGCATTAATGTCATCGTCGTAATACCACTCTCCATTTACATTTACAACGCCACTATTAGCCTCTGCGCTTCCTAAATCTTGTCCATCCACAAAAAGCTGTGTAACAACACCACAGTTATCAGCTCTGTATAATGATCCGCTGTGTACTACCCAACTGTAGATCCTTATTTTAGAATCTGATGTGGAGATACCCGGATATACATCCAGTAAGTCTCTATCAGAGCAATATTCTATGGTACTGGTGACTGCCATTTACGGATCTGTCCTTAATTTTTTGTTAATTTCTTCCAATTCCTGCTTCAATTTACGATAATGTGTGCGAATTGCCTCCGGCATTTCTTTTATTTCCATGCCAAACTTATCTTCGAGATACCATAAGCGCTCTTGAATCGCATTCATCCTGTCGGTGGCAATCTTGTTGTCCAGCCTTGCGCTGACCTGCTCTACGCTGGTTTTTACGCTGTCAATCTCTATCTGTTTAACATAACGGCTGTCTAACCGCCACACTGCACCCATTAAAGTGGTAATTCCCACCATAACAGCTATCCATGCACCTGCTTTTTTCATCGTTTCTTCTGGGATCTCTTTATAGCCCGCCCCTGACGCGATGCCTTGGCCTTGCTTTTATAAACTTTGCCTGACTTACCCCATTTATATCCGCCTTTGACCTTTTTAACCGGCATTTATTTATTGTCACTCCGCAATCCTTCAACAAAGCGCTGAATGCCTGTAACTGCTATATTGTCAATAGCATCAACAACGTAAGGTTCAATCGTAGCGTTCCACAATTTCTTTGTTATCTTCCATTTAGAGAGTCCGAGCGTTGCCGTAACCCCTAAACCATACATAAAAGCTCCAAATTTAGCCTTTATAACGTTGTTTGGTATCTTTTTGAGTACCCATGCCACTACAACAGCAATCGCGCCTCCTGCGGCGTAATTTACGGCTGATGCGCCTAATTTAACTGTAATCCATTCTAACATATTAGATCCCTATTTGATTATTGCCACTAAACTAACGAACACTGTAAGCATTCCCATAATAAAATACACCATACCCTTGAAAAAAGAAAATTTTTGCTCCAAAAGACCTGTGCGATGACTTTCTACGGGGATGACCTCGTGCAGTCTGTCCAATGTTTTCTCAATATTTATAAGCCTCGCGGTATGATCTGACAATACTGAAATCACTTCATTCTGGAAAAATTTCTTGTTCTGTCCAGAGTTTTTATTCATTAAACCTCCAGAGCGCGTCGGAACCAGCCATAAAAGAACTTCTCCAAAAATGGTTTCTTATTAATAATATCAACATAATGCCTAACCCTGTAGGCACGCAAACGCTCCGCCTCAAGGTTCTGGACAGCTTTAACAGTGTTTGGGCCAATGCGTCCATCAACAGTGATCTGCTTGCCTTTCTTATTTTTGTTGTTTGCCGCCTGTTGTAAAATTTTTGTGGCACGGGAGATCCCGCAATTAACCGCTGTATCAAAATATGATTCCTGCAAACGCTCTGGTAATCTATCGCATTTACTGGGTTTATAATAATTCTCTCTATATAGTTCGATAGCTTCGCGCTCTGTAAGTGCCTTAATGGTTTCCGGATCCAGCCCTGTGCCTCTTGCAGATAGTCCAAATTTAGTAACGCCGCCCGGATCATCTGGATCATCGGTTATCTGTGCGCCCCCTTCTCGCTGAAGTACGCCAGAAATAAATTCTCGAAATTTGCTCATGCCGGTAATACGATCCAGATTGCAATTCCTGTCTCCACTACCAAATCAGATATTGTATTTTTCAGCCAAGAGTCTACACTTCCGTATGGACTGACTCCTTCTGTAAAATATTCCATCACTTCCCATGCCAGCCCTATCATAAGCACCCACAATACAGCCGATACTGATGATGCACCCAGCCAGAGGGCCAGTTTTACGATAAAAGCTCCTGCCGCTAAATGAATTGCCGTCCATTTGTCAATATACGGCGAGTTCATAAATGGATTTAACAGCGCTGAAATAGGATTTTGTTTGCTCATATAGTGTTCAATATTCCATCTGTTAATTTGTTTTCACCGATTATAGACATAAGCCTGCTCCGCAGTAGGGAAACTGTCGGTTCTAAAAATAAACTAATTGGATTCACATTAAACCTTTAAATGTTTAGATACTTCAGTATCAGCTTTATACTTAGGAACTATCCTTGACAACAGTTCTGCTTTAGTCTCACTACCACCATAAGATACACTACGCTTATCATAAAAATCTTTTATCTCATTCTTTGTATTTGAATCAGATGGATAGTCAGACTGTAAAGTAGCTACACCATTAATTATATGATGCTTACCAATTAAGAACCTGCCATGTCCACCACCATGCTTCTTTGCACATTCGTCTACATAGAAGTTTTCTACCCTCTCAAAGCTGTCTGAACGCTTAACTACAGTACCATCTACTTCTACAAAATAATCATATCTTGTTGAAGGGTAAGTCAGAGTCTCAACAGTTCCGTCTGTATATGTCTTTGTACGAACGGCATTAGGAGTAGTATTCCTATGAACACGAACTCGATGACCCTGACTGCACCTTCTTATAATCATGCTTCTGCTTCAACCTCTTTAGCTTCGGGTTCTAAAGCTTTCTTTAGCTCCATAACGCCTTTTTGATGTTTGTCTACAAATACCTTTTCACACACAACTAATTGTTGACGCATAAACTCATTTGTACTCAGTTTTCTCTGTACATCACTTACGTGATTTTGATACAAAGCAACTTCATTTGCCAGTTCTCTTTGTGAATCAGTCATATCTTCGATTACATATTCTTTATCATCGAGATTCAAGACTGGCTTTTCTTTTTTTTCTTTAGCCATTTGTAACTCCTGTTTGTTTGTTATTTATAAAGCTTTCAAGTCTTTTTCAAGTTGTACCCATTCGGATTGTTGCTCTTGTATCCTTGCAACATCTGATTTGCATCGGTCTACTTCACTCTTTACTTCTGAAAGTGAGTAAGCCCGAATTGAATCATC